TAAAACGTGTTTCCATAGCCAATAGTCCAAACGTTAGCAGGACACTTGTAAGCCTTTAATCGACAACCTTCAAAACGCTTAATTAAAGCGTAACCTTCTTCGTTAACTTTCATTGACAAGTCTCTTTATTTGTTTTTCTTTCTTTGCAAGATAACGACGGAATTTCTCCTCGTATATCTTCTGTTTTACCATGTCCTTTTTGCGTCCCTTTGCCATATATGTTTTATTGTATCCAACCTAAACCTTGACGTCGGTAAGTATATACCTTCTTATCGCGTCCAGAACTAATCTCGAAAGCGTTTGAAGGATAGACGTTTGTCTGCGAATATATTTGATTGTTCGTGTTTGTCAAGTATTCGGGAAATTCCGAACTGTTTGAACACAAATAGTCAACCATTCTTTGAGTGTAAAACATAGCTTTCGAACGTGCTTGGTCGCGGTAGTTCTGTAAGTCTGTTTGTGTAATAGGTGAAGTGTCTTCGCTTGTACGAATTACTAAACTTCCGTTGTCAGTTTTAACGTACAAATGAGGCAACATCTCATACAAAGACCACCACATTATCATTCGACGCAAATACTTGTCAAGAAGTACCTCGTATGCGCCCGTAATATCGTTATCGACAACGTCTTGTTTAATCTTTTCGTAAAGGTCAGTTCCCAAATACAACTGTGCATATTCGTCTTGTGCAAGATATATTGCAGGATACATAAGCAACGGATCAACCGAGCCATTTATCCAAGTGTATTTCTTAATGTAGTTTTCGTCTATTAAAAGAACTTCGGGTGATAGTGCCATAATGTTTATTTATATTTTAGTGATGCTCTGTTCGGCATATCGTTAGGACGTACCGCTTCTTCGCCTTTTGGGAATAGTTCGTTAGCAATTCCGCCTGTTACAACTTTATCATTCTTCAATCCGTCGTTAGGTAAGAATTTACCGCCTTGACGCTTACGCATGAATACTTTTCTAAACCACGCGTGGCGACAATAAACACCTCCTTTGTAAGTCCAAATTGAGTAGGTGCTACTTCCAGAAGGTGCGAATTGTCCATTCACTCCGTCGTCGCCCATTTGAATAATATCTTCGTAACGGAATAACGCGCCCATTTTGGAAAGCGCAACCATTTCTTGACAGAAATCACGCGTTACCATTTCGCCTTGTTTCCAAGTTAAATTTGTAGAATAGTAGTAACGAACTTTATAAAGACCTGTATCTTTTTCGTCTTTTTGATCGGGATTTGAATAACCGCGAACGCTCATAAATTCAGAACGGAATTTTTCTTCGTCGTCTGGGTTAGTTACTTCTTCGTCTGAAAGTAACTGCCATTCTTCTTCGTTGATGTATTCAGCCTTTTCGCGTAAATGAGCCAACCACGCGTCGCCTTGTTCCTTGCTTATCTTAACATCCGCAGGTTTGTCCTTCTTCGCAACTACTTTTTTTTTTAATTCAGCAGTTTGAATAGTTGGTTGAACAACTTCAACATTATCGAAAACGTTGTTCATTTCAATAGTTAAATCACTTCCAAGAATTGGCGCGAAAGTGTTTGTTATAATTCGTTGGTAAGGCTTGATTACTTGGTTGTTGAATATCTCCAAACCAACCAGCATTTCGTCCTTATTCGAACCGAATCCTGTCGTGTCTCTGATTCCGTGAATAAGAGGTGAAACAACGCGGTGTCCGACCATTATTTGCTTCGCTGTTTCTTCTGATAAAAACTGATATTGCTTGTCCGCATCTGAAAGAGGGAAGGCTTGAATGTCTGGTGTGCGTGTAGGGTCTTCGTTGAAAGTCATTAAGAACTTTCCTGCGTTATTCGCACCGCTTAATCTTTCTTCCCATTCACGACGAATAGCCTCACGTTCTTCTTTTTGCGGAATACCATTCAAGAAGTTTATAATGAATGAAGGGAACAATCCGTTCAAAATATTATTGACGTGATAAAGTCCCATTTGATGAGAAAGTTCAATGTAATTCAACGCACCGAAGTAGTCTGGTTTTGGATAGTACGAACTTCCTGCCATCATTCCGTGAGCGTAAATAACTTGTCTCGGTTGTTCTTGCGCTTGTGAAGGATTAAACGCAGGAATAAATTCGGGTTTTCCTTTTTTGCTTCTTGAATTTTTCCAATCGCGTGAATACCAAATTCCTGTTATTTCTTCTTCTTCTTTGTCGTAAGCTAAACGACAGTTCTCGAATGGCAAATGGTTAATCTTTACAACGCGTGTAAAATCCATAGACCAAATAACCTCTGCAACAAAAGCACCTTGTAACTTTAAGTCGAACGCAATACCTTGCAAAGCATTGTCGAGAATCGTACCGGTACCTTGCCCTTCAATCATAAACGCAATTGAGTTAGTCAATGCGTTGTGAATTGGTGAGTTGTAGTATAGGTCGATTAAGTATTGAGGATATAAGTTATTATTTCCATAATCAATCCAACCTTGACGATTCTCTTTCTCAACCGCTTCGGTAGGAATGTAACGACTTAATGCTATTTGCTGAATGTTGCTCATTATGCGCCTGTATATATTACGTCTACGGGAATCGTAGGCGTTGAAACGTCAAAGTATATTGTCCCGTCTTGAAGAATCATCGAGCCACGCTCAACAAGACCAACAACGGAAGCATCTGTTGGGTATAAATTCACCGCGCTGTTCTGTCCGTACACTTGGTACTTATATTTTCCAGCGTCAGTTAACCCAACTGTTGTTAAACGAATCTTTGTTACTCGTTCGTTTTCGGTAATTACGTCAACGACTTGAGCGAGTTGTTCGCCTGTCATTTCGTAAGTTAAAATAAGAAGGTAATTTGTGAACGCAACATTGAAATACTGCCTTCCTTCATCAAGTGAAAGCCAAGCATATTGATTCGCTGTGTTTGTGTTCAAATAAACCATTCTATCTTTTTATTTGTTATGATAAATTTACAGCACAGAGGGGAAATGCTCCCCTCTATGTGTAAAAGTTTTTTGTTTAGTCAAGGATTGACAAAGGCGCACCGCTCAACTTATAAGCACGTTTTGGTGCTTCGTGAGTGAAAGCTAAAGTGTATCCGTTAGCATCGCCAAGTGCTGTTCCTGTTCCTGCAGTAGAAGTAGAAAGGTCTGCTCCGTACTCGTAACCAACAGCCCACCAATTGTCGTTTGAATCGTTAACGAAAACAACAGGACGAGCCTTAGCAACTGTTTGCAATTCCAAACGCTTCGCGCTTGAAAGTTTGTGCAACATTACGTTAACGGTTTGAGTGTAGAATACAGTTCCGTTGTCGCGGTTGAAGTTGATTGTTTCTTCGAACGATCCTGTTTGTGTTGGTAATTCGTAAGTGTACAAATCACCTGCAACTGGACCTACGATTGTAGTAACGATTTCGTTTGCGTCCAAAGTCAACGAAGTAACTGTATCGCAAAGAATGATTTTCTTGATACCACCGATTCCGTCTTTGCAATCGAGTGTAAATCCTGTACTTAATTCACAAGCCATATTATTATTTTTTTATTAGCACAAAAGAGGGGTGGTTTTTATGCCACCACCTCTATATGTGCAAGGGTTAGAATGGTTGAGATTATGCTTGGTAGAATGCGATTTCGTCACCGAATCCGTATTGAACACCAGCGAAGAATGAACAAGCGAAACGAACGTTGTCAGACAAGTCTTTGTCATACATATCCAACACCGCTACGCTATTCCATTGGTCTTTTAAGTTAGTACCAAACCAAAGATTGCTCTTTTGGAACATAGCCATTGTGTTGTCAGACATACCAGGACATTCGATAATGTCGTATTGTCCCTGCCAAGTCATCTTCACAGTCTCACCTTGGTAAAGGTAGCTTCCACCACCAAGACCTAAGATAGCAGTTCTGAACGCTTCAGCAACGTTAGAAGAAACCGCGATAACAGGCTTTTCAGTAGCACGACGAACCTTTGTAGGTAAAGTCAATACAAGACGAGCCATTTCGTCGATTACGTTAGTGCTGTCGATAGCAACTGGAGTAGAAACATCAAGAACAGAAGCGTCAGCCAAGAACAAAGTTTCGAAACCTGCATATTCACCTGCATTAGCGTTAACACCTTGCCACATAACAACCTCGTTGTTTGCAGCAATTCCTGCCATAACGTTTGCAATGATAGCGTCAGTCAATGAAGCGTGAAGGTATCCGTCTTGTTCTGCTTTTGCTTCCCAATCAGCTAAGAAGTCTTTCTTACAAAGTTGACGATGAACTTGGAACTTCTCTAAAACAAGGATTCTTTCTGTAAGAGTTACAGTTCCTGTTGGAGTAAAGTCACAAGTAGCATTAGCAAAAGTGATATTATCAACTAATTTGCGAACTACTTGTTTGTACTCTATGTTCTCTTTGAATGTAACCGCAGCCAAAGACTCGTTACTTAAAAATGCAGCGCGGATATATCCTGCTGCTTCGCGACCAGCATATGTAGTGGTCAAACTTGTTGTTGTAGCCATTTTTTATTTGTGTTTTTTTATTTGTTTAAGTGAAAAAAGAAGCGTTCTTCAGCCGACATTTTAGAATAAGGCTTTGAAGGCGCTGATTGTTTGTTTTGTTTTACTTCTTTGATCGAAGGAGCAGCAGGTTGTGCGCTTAACTTCTCAACGTTTGAAGAAAGTTCTGCGTTTGCCTTTTTCATTTCAGCAAGTTCAGATTCAAGTTTAGCAACCAAAGACAAAAGACCTTCAACTTCAGCGTTGAATGTTTCTTCTTTAGCTTCTTCAACTACTTCTGTTGCTTGTTCTTCAGCAACAACTTCTGCTTCTGGCATTTCTTCTTCAGCCGTAGCAATTTCTTCAACAAGACCACCTGCAACAGTAACAACTTGACCGTCTGCTGTCTTGTACTCTCCGTCTAAAACAACAACCTCGTTGCCGTCTGCGTCTTTAGAGAATACACGAACACCAACTGCCCAAGCGTCGCTATCTGTGTAGATGCTTGTACCGTCCTCTAAAATCGCTTCAACCATTTGCTTTACCTCAACTACTTCTTCAGCTGATAGGCTAACATTGTGCTTGGCGAATAGAGCGTTTACTTTTTCGCGTAAGTTCATATAAGTGTTTATTAAATGTTTAGTTCCTAAATAGAAAAGAATGTACATTTGTTTCATAATTGATTCTTTTCATAGTTTCTATTTTGATTTTAGGTTTGACGAGGGGAGTGATTGCCCCTCGTTTTTTTTATCCTAATGAATCAAGTATTGCGTTTAACGTCTTCATTTCGTCCTCTGTCAATCCGTACGTCTTAAACCCCATTTTACCGCCCTCATTGGTAATCTTCGTGAGAGCATTTAGAAACAGGTTTGCATCGTCGTTGAACAATTCGACTTTAAGAAACCCACCTGCTTCGATATTCATATTCTATTTGTTCGGATCGTATGCCCAGTTCTTCAATGAAATTGTGCGTTTACTTCCGCAGTCGTTTCCGTTGCTGTCAGTCAATAAGTCGCCTGCTGTATTTTCTCTCATTCTATTGATGAATGCAATCGTCTTTCCTGCCCACTCAAAATGTTTATTCGTCCATTCGTCTTTGTTCGTTGAAAGAAGTTCAAGGTTGCGTTCGATAGGTGAGCGGTCAAGTGATGCTAACGTTGAACATTCCGTTTCTGCCCACGCTTTAAGTTCTGAATAGGTCATATTCACCGCGCTCATATAATCGTCGTAGCGCATTGCAATTTCTTCTTCGATAGCTTGTTCTATTTCTTCTAAAAGAGTTGGTTCTTGGTTGCTCATATACATTTCTTTTTCAGCAATAAAGTTGCCTTCGATTGAGAAACCTAATACCTCTTTGTTTTGAATCTGTTGCTTTACTTCTTCGTTCTCAACCTTCATACAACCGAACCAAGTCCCTTCTGGAAGTGAAAAGCCGAAGTTCTTACTCTTGTCGTTTTCTCCTTCAATGATCCACGTCTCAACCAAAGACACTCCGTCAACCACTTTCGCGTGTTCAACCGTTGCGTTGTTTTGGTTGGCTTGTTTTAAGTAGTTGTAAGCAATGGCGCGAATGGTTTCTTTCGAATACTTAACGTAGTATTCTTCATTCGTGTCCTCATTGCGTCTGTATATCAGTTGGTCAGGAATTAGCAAAGCGCCATACAAAAGACCTCTAAAATCTTCTTTGAACTTCACGTTGTGTTGTTCGCTTAACGCTACGAAATCGACACCGATTGCAGGTTGTTCTACGACGCTGATAGCATACACTCCGAGTGTTCCTTCGTCGTCGATGCCGTACTCAATTACTTTAATTTTTTTGTTCATAATTTATCCTCCAAGTCTTGCTTGATTATTTATTAATTGTTGTGCTTCTAAATTGCTCGATACTTGACCACTTACGACGTACGCTTGAAGCGGTGGTTGTTGTTGTGGTTGCATTCCTAAAAACGCGAAGTTGGCAGGTGAAGGTGCTTGTGTTCCTCCTCCACCGCCACCAACTC